AACTGAGCAAACCTAGCGTTGATATCTTTTACGGCTCTTCCAACACAAAGCCTATCCATTATGAGGCGGCAATCGTCACCCATGTTAAGGAGCTTGATGTTATATTTCTCACAGATTGGGTATAAAATACTCGTAACAAGTAATACTCCAACAAGTGAAGTATTCATATGCCCCGAAGTCAATGTACCCTTAATCTTATAAGAAAATCTTCCATCACTCGCTCTCCCCTTAACAATCGATCGCAATTGGTAAGACAGCAATTTCATCAAATACTGTCTCTGATGAGATGGAAAACATGAAGCTACAACAACATGCGTCCATCTCAATGCTTCAGGAAAAACCGAAGCATCCAATTTTTCCACATCCAAGTCTAGGAATACGGGATCATTAAAATTCCGCCAATTCTCAACCGAAATGTTAGCCAATGCATCATAATTCATGCCCTTGGCGACAACGGTATAACCGAATAATCGGTTTATGGCAGTGTAGATCTTCTCCTCGACACTCCGAATGTAGATACCGGTCTCCAATAGATAGACATACCCAGCTGGCGATATTACTCTGGGTACGCGATTCGGTTTAAGCTCCCTACAATCCTTCTCAAATTTAATGAACGCTTTTATGTGAGCGAAACGCGGTATAAAACCGACCGTCTTCCTAATTTCGTTAGCATCTATATAATTCTGCTTCCTCAAGCCACCATACTTTCCTATGAATTCATCATAGGCAATGGGAGCGGAGTCAGCAGATAACAATGATGTCAACTTGTTTAAGATAGGCCTCATGGCATTTGTGAAAGAACCAAATCGTGGAACAAAATGTTCGGTATCAACCCACCAATGGCGACCGTCCAAAACGGCCCCCTCCAATTGCTTAACAGTACTAGGAAATCCAAAAGGAATCTTCCTCGTAAGCACACGCTTAATTATCGCTAAGGAAACGTTATGTATGGTGGATTGAAATGATAGGACGCTATGGGGTTGACCGAACCCTTCCATAGCTATTATTCTCCTATCCTTTTTAGGGGCACCCGATCTTCGC